GGTTTATTTGTTTGTTAGTATTTACTTAGTTCGGCACGTTTCTCCAGATATTTCGACAAAGCGTCTTGTTTTTGTTTGTTCTTTGTTATCAGTTCAAAACGCTGTGGCGTATTTAGTCGAAAGTTTAGAAGCTTGCGCACAAGATCATTTAACCTGCGATCTTGTTCTAATTGAACTTCGCAACGCGCGGCAAAAGCTTCAAAGCATTCGTCGTGAACTTTTGCTGTTGCGGCGAAACCTGTGGAAAGTGTAACGATATGGGTTTTAGTTGGTACAGAACTAAAACCGCACATTTCGCAAAAATGTTGTTCTGACATGTTCCTAGCTTTCGTTTGATGTGAACCGCGCGGGCAGGGATTTGTCCGCGCGGCATCGTTTGTTTGTTACTCTTTCGAGTAATCAAGCACTGTTATTTCGCCCTGCTGTTCTAAAACCGCAAGGCGCATTATTTGCGCAGTGCTATCGCTTGCGCCGCAAAATTGGCGGTCGGTAATCATTGTTCGCGGTCCTGGCTGTTGCATTAACCAAGTTATTGCAGGACCGTCCACAGTGTTGCCGCCGCTCGGAGGCTTTTCAATTTTTGACGCGCGAAAACCATCGCGCGCATAAACATAGAGCCAACCCTTGCGGCTGTTGCCAGCATAGTACGCCACTGTTGCAAACGGCGCTTTTTTGCACCAATCAGAAACTTGCGACCATTCCCCCATTGAGCCACTAGCATCAATAAGGATTGTGCCGCCCGGCTCCTGAATACTGCGCCGAACAAACAAACGTTGCGGCAATACCGGCCGCCGCAACGCGGGACGATGCAAGCGCGAACCGCTAGTGGAAACGCGATAACCTATTGTCGCACTTTCGATGCTTTCATTGTGCGGCAATTCGATTATCTCCATTGACGGTTCGCCATTGCGTTCAACAGGGGTTTTTCCCCGTTTTTTTGTTGTTCGCCCTGGCGGTAGTTTCAGCGGCGGTATCTCAATCGGCGGGAAAAAAGCTTCCTGTATTAGTTTAGCCGCTATGCCCTCTTTGTTATGTTGTATCAAAGAGAAACAAGTTTCAGCTAAACGCCATTGAGGTTCCGACGCGCTAAAACCAACGCGATGCATTTCGCTAGTCGGCCAGGTTCTATATATCCCTGTTCGAACAGCGGCCGCGCGCAAACGTATTGCAAATTCGGGGAAAAGCTCTCCCCTCATTTTCATAACGTTTGCCTTGGCAGTTTCATTTTGCAGGAACAACAAACAATCCTTTACGATTGATTGTGGTGTCCCGTTGCATGTACGCCATGGCCAAGCTTTCAAGTGTATTCTGCAATCTTCGACAATGTTTCTCACATCATTGCGGATGTTTTTATATTGTCGTAATTGCCGCTTCACACTTGAAAAACGCGCGTGCATTAGTTCGTGAATTCGCACTAGCGTCTCCTGTGGCGTATGTACATCAATAACAATTCCGGTTTTGATGTCGAAATTTGTTACTGCTGTTTGGTCGTTATGCTCAATGTGTTCCGGCTTTCCGCGTTCTAACGGTAAACCGGCAATGAGCATTGTTGTTTTATTGCGGGACATGTTGTTCACACTCCTGCAATAGCGGTGAGAAAATCGCTAGCCGCTTGACCATCTAAGCCGAGAGCGGCCGCCAGGGCGTCGCCTTGTAAACCGTGACGCGCCAATTTTGACGCGGCGATAAACAAATTGACGCTAGCGGGACGCTCCCAATTAAACGCGCCGTTGCGTCCTACAACAGTTTCAGCAGGTTTCAGAAAATCACCTAAGCTTTCCTGTAAACCTTTTGACAGTGTGTCGGCTTTCAAGATCACATCAAACCTATCGTAAATAGGTTCGGGCAAACTATCGGGCCTTTGATTTGTTGTAGCAAAAACGCAATAGCCTTGCTTTGCGTGTATTCTCTCACCAGTCGGCAAAGTAACGGCCGCCGGGTCATCTAACATCGCATAGAAAAACGAAGCGCATTCCGCGCTATGTTTGTCTATTTCGTCCACAACTAACGGAACCCCTTCGAGCATGGCGCGAACAGCGATACCGTTTTGCCATTTTGTTGTTCCGTCAATCAAAGCGTATCCACCAATCCAATCGTCCACTGGCTGTTGCCTGTGACAAGTGCCACGATAACAAACAGCAAACAATTTGAGAGGCAGTGTAGACTTACCTGTTCGCGGCGGTCCTGCTAAACAAATTCTGTTTAGTACGTTGGGAATAATGCCATCGCGAACCAACGTCGTTACTTTGCTATCCCAAGTTATTGTAGTCATGTTCCTAGCTTTCGTTTTGGGTTGTTTGCTGTCGATTGACAACAAAGCAAGCTTTCATTTTGTTTGTTTGGACCAAACAAACAAAGCTTGCCGCATTGACAATGCGCAAACAACGCGCTGGAAACTTATTTGTTTGTTCCCATAATCAAACCAAACAAATAACCGGTTTCACGGTCCGCTGTTGTTTGGTCCTGGCCGCGACTACATATGGCTCATAAGTCTTGCGCCCTGGCCTCCTGCCAGGAACCCCAAGTCTAGCAGGTCACGCGATCGCGTCAACAAAAAGCTTTTGGCGCGACTATCGCATTATGGCATTTTGGGGATAAATGCCTATATATTCTGCATGACACCGTTGCAAACATGTCAAGGCTATTCTGTTGACATCGGCGAAACTGCCCGCGCAGTAGCCGGTTGCAGTTTCGCGGCCGGCGCTACCGCCAGTTGCATCAGGTCTAGCACACTTTCCCCTGCCATGTCAAGTAACTTTTGTTTACAGTTGTATACAATCCGTGATACAACCGGCGCGTGCAAGCGCGGGGCGGGGGCGGCGGCTATAAAGCGCCGCAGAATTTTTTGCAACTTTTTGGGTTTCCGGCCGCGATACCGATTGGCCGGGAACCGAACTCGCTATGGGACTTCGGGGTTAAAGGGGCGGCGGTGCGCCTGGAATGGCCCCGCTGATGGGAGGCGCGGCCGGGACACGGCTCATTCACAAAAGTCCCGGCCGCGTTTATTTTGTAAACACCCTTGTCTTTACCTTGACAAGCACTAAATCTATACTGACGCCGTAAAGGCGTCAGGGAGAAACGGAGAAAGAAAATGATCATGTTTTCGAAGGATCAAAGCGACAAGTTGACCAAGCTTGCGCCGACGATGTTCCGGTTGCTGCTGCTGCTGCAACAGGAATGGATGAAGAATAAAATCAAACTGTCGCCCTCGTTGGGCATCGAAATCACCAAGATTGTGGAGCAAGTGAAATGAGCAACCCCAAATTCCAACGCCGACAATACGACGCCATCGCCAAACTTATCAGCGATCTGCGCCGTGATGATGTCGGCTCGCCTATCGCCTGGACGCAGATCAAGAAACGTTTCGGCGATATGTTCCTCGACGACAATCCAAACTTCAATCCAGCCCGCTTTGAGGAGGCGTGTGAGCCATGAGCAAGAAAACAAAATTGCGTTGTTGCCTGTGCGGCAACGACTTCACCGGATGGGGCCATAACCCGGAACCATTCGGCGCTGGCAACGAACGCTGTTGCCAGGATTGCAACGACTTTTATGTGGTGCCGACGCGCCTTGTTGTCGGTCGCGTCGTCACCATTCCCGGTTTGCTGCGTCTGATCGGTAAGCTGGCCAGCGCCAGCGGCATTATCGCACGCGGCAGAGAGTTGGAGCGCACCGTGGAATTGCCGCCCAACGGCCAAACGGACGGTGCAGTAGGTGGACAGGAAAGTAACACCTAGCATGATCGGGGCGGTACTCCAAACGGCGTCAGTGAGCGTCGTGAGCGTGGTGGCCGAAGGCGAGCGGTGTCCGCCCCGAACCGGGTTTAACTCTCCCGGTTATTTCAGCACCGCTCGCCAACTCACATCAAAAGGAGAGATCAAATGGCTAGCAGCTTGGAATGGGCGTTCGCTGTCGATCAGATCGAACACGACGCCCGCACCATCCTAAAGGATGATCCGTGCTTGCTCGATTGCTACGACGGTTTCGAGCGGGTGATGTGGTCCGACGATAAATGTCTGATCACATACAACTTCAACCGTGAAGAAATGCTGGATGCGCTGCGCTGCGCTTACCGTCACTTAAAGGAGGAAATGAAATGTTCCGAGTAGAATTTTTTGTCGATGACAAAAAGCTGGCGGATGCGCTGCGCGCACTCGCTGGCAAAGCCACTGGCCTCAATGTGCAGCCGGTCATCAATGCTGCGCCTAACGGCAAAGCCGAAACCAGCGGCGGTTTGCTCGATATGTTCGGTGCATGGTTGGGAAAAACCAAGATCGACAACCTGACGCCATTCGAGATCGGCCAATGGTTAGCGAGCCAGGGCTATTCCAAACAATCGTCTAGCTATCTTGCACGGAATGCCACCAAGGCCGGTCTGCTTAAAAAGCGCGGTAAGGGCGCGGGCACGACCTATCAGCGGGTGATCAAATGACCAAAGGTAACGGCAGACTGCCGATCTACAAAAGCTATGTGTTCAAAGACAAAGACCCCTGCATCGACGCACTGCGCACCGTAGTCCAGGACACCTTCAAGAACCTGGATCACCGCGCGCTCGTCGAAATCAATGCGCAGGGCGGACCATCGGTCGGCGCAATGATCGGATGGTTCTTCGGCGCGACCAAACGGCCAAGCAACTGCACCATCGAAGCCGCTGGCCGCGCGCTGGGCTATCACCGCGTATGGAGGAAGGAGAAATGACCATGCACACCTATCTTCAATCAGAACCCGGTCTGTGGACCGTTGGTTATTTTCGTCGCAACCGCAACGGGATCGACGAATGGAACGCGCTTTCCGATCACGACAAGGAAATCGACGCTATGCGCCGCGTGAACTACCTCAACGGCGGTAACGATAACGTCACGGTGTACAACGTTGAACCGTGACGTTCGGTCGATGGCCTGGACCGGCCCTGCTCACGGTCGCAGTCTTCGCTAGCCATCGGGTAACGCGCCAGGGCGCGCCAGGAAATCGGGGAAGGGATAAACCACCCCGATTTCCCCCTAAAATACCCAAAAAAATTTGAAAAAAATTTAGACAAAAAAGTGGCAAAAGGAGAGAACTTATGTCAACAGAACGGTGGTTCGGCACCTATCGCGTGTTAGATAGGGCCGGAAATTGGTACGTGCTTCGTGCTGATGGCTTCTTTATCGCGGTGTTCGATAGCAAGTGGGAGGCCATTAAACACGCTAAGATGTTGCAAACGCGCAAAAGAACCGCCGGTCGAAAAGGAGAGTTAACGACCGGCGGCATGGCAACCCAAAACGTGCTAGGACGACAGGAGACTAATCATGGCTAAACGGAAACGCAAGCCCACGGTATTGACGGCAAAACAACGCGCGCAACAGCAGTTGATTTATCAAAGTATGGTGCCCGTTGTCCCGGTGCGGCCAAGAGCGGCTAGCAGCATCCCGGCATCTGTGCAATCGTACCGTTCCGGTCGCTGGTTCATCCGCGACGGCACAAGCTTTGGTAAGCCGCCCGTTCAATAATGCCGACGATACGTCAAGGAATTTACGATCTCCTAACGAGTGTGGAGATCGACACTAAAGAAGAAGGCCGCTGTAGGGTCGAACCATGGCCCTCACAGCGGCTTGTCGTTGATGCAATCGCCAAAGGATTGAACGAAGGTGTCCACGAATTCGTCGTCCTCAAATGCCGACAGGTCGCCATCACGACAGTCTGTTCGGTCATCGAATTATTTTGGGCTTTGGCAAATCCAGGGGTACAGGGCGCGATTATCGCTGATCGAACTGACAATCTGGAACGATTGCGTAGAATTTTTGCGTCGTTGCTCGAAACGCTTCCGCCGGAATGGCGATCAGCAGAACACAAACTCATTCAGAACAACCGTACCGGCATGGCTTTTGCTAACCGCAGCGTTATTGATCTTCTTGCTGCTGGTTCCAATCCTGATCTTGGTGCGAGCCGCGCACTTAATATGGTTCACGCTACGGAATGCGCGCAGTGGAAATCGCTAGCCGGTGTTGAAAGTTTGAAAGCTTCGTTGGCGCGGCAAAATCCGCACCGACTTTATGTTTGGGAAAGTATTTCGAATGGATTTAATTGGTTTTACAATCACTGGCAACAAGCCAAGCAAGATCGTCACATGCGCGCGATCTTCGTCGGTTTCTGGTCCAACCCAACATACTCAATTCCGAAAGACGATCCCGATTATCAAATTTATTGGGACAACAAACTCAACGACGAAGAATTAGCCAACGCTCGATACGTCAAGCAAAATTATGGTGTCACCGTTAAGCCTGAGCAAATTGCTTGGTGGCGGCGTGAGGCCGAATTTAGGGCTGAGGAATACATGGCCCGCCATTACCCATGGCACGAAAGGCAGTGTTTCATCGCCTCTGGTAGCGGCTTCTTTCCAGCAGGTCGTACTTTGGAGATTGCAGAGCAACTCGCAACACCCGCCTTGTACAAGGGGTATAAATACGTCTTCGACGAACGGTTTTTGGCTAGCCGGATCGAGCAAGTACACGACCGGGACGAAGCCATGTTGAAAGTTTGGGAACCACCCGAAGAACAGGGCATCTATGTAATCGGCATTGACCCAAGTGGTGGTGGCGGTGGCGAGAGCGACGACCACGCCATCGAAGTTCTTCGTTGTTATGCCGATAAAATCGTGCAGGTCGCCGAATTCCAATCCAACAAACCGTTGACGTATCAGCTTGCATGGGTGCTTGCGCACTTGGCTGGGAGTTATCGTGACCATCTAGCAAACCTTGAAGTTACCGGTGTCGGTGCAGCCGTAATCCCTGAAGTCCGCAATCTACGACAATTAGCCGAACGAGGCATCATCGGCGGCGAAGCCGGTTCCGAAAAAATCCTCGATTACATCGGCGCAATCCGCTGGTTTCTTTACAAACGGCCCGACACGCTGGGCGGTGCTGGCAACGTTATCGCGTGGAAAGCCAACGCCGACAACAAAAGTCAAACCTATTCGGAATTGCGCGATAGCCTGATGTTGCGGCGGTTGGAGATCAGATCGCCCCGGTTGATCCAACAAATGCAGTCGATCATCGAAGATGAAGGTTGGATCGGGGCCGGTCCAGACACAGGGGAAAATGATGACCTCGTTTCTGCTTTGGTCCTGGCCCATCATGCTTGGGTTGAGTGGCGTCGGCCTATGCTGGTGGCTCGCGGACTTACTTGGGATAGTGTAAAAGGCGAAAGACCGCCGCAAAACATGGGTACGTTACTGTCGTTCGCGTTTAGTCAGAAAATCGCCGAAATCAATCGGAAGGCACGGCGGCGACCGGAGGCATTTTGAGAGATGTTCCAATGGATATGCGATTACTGCGGCCATGTGGCTTCGTCGCTCTACTCCTGGTGTCCGCGCTGTGGACGAATAGCGCCGCCGCTAAAACTCCCGCCTACTACGCCGGTCGCCCGCCGCCTCCCGGTGCTAAAGGCCGATGCTATTGCAAATTCCACGGTCCGCATGGCGGCTGTATCGAATGGAAATGCCGTCATCCGAAGGAGGAAACACAATGACCCGGATAATCGCTCTCATTCTTACAATCTATAGCGGCGCGGCTTTTGCCAACGCAACGCCTACCGGCCCGCTCAATACAACCGATGTCGGCCTCGACGCAAATAAAGTTTGCTGGCAACGCGGCCCAGCCGGTGTGCTGCATCTATGCGGGGCGACGGCAAGCGGCATAACTGTAACCGCTACCACCGCGTTGTCCCCAGCCGGTAATTGGCTGATCGTTCCACCGACCGGCACACCGACTGTCGTTACTTCTACCGGCACTACCCCAGCCGGTGTGGCTGGCACTGCATATCTAATCGTGGCCCCGTAATGCCCATCGTCCGCAGCTACATGTGTCCCGACTGCGCGCACCAGATGACGGTGACGCTCAACGGCGATCAATGGGAAGAACCCGCGCCGGAATGCCCGGTCTGCACTAAAAATCCGATGGACCAGAATTTCAAAATGAACATCGGCGGTTCGGTGCGCTCACAAGCCGAGAAAGTCACCGAGGACATTCTCCGCAACGACTATCATGTCAGTGACATTCAGCGGGATCACCGGGAACAATCGACGCCAAAAGTCGGATACAAAAATCCGGCGTCGAACCAAGCGACATGGGGAATTGCGCGTGAAGCGTTGGAAGGGGCTATCAGTAGCGGTAGGCAGTCCCGGCTTAAACATGGAAGCGGCCTCGACATTCTCCAAGCCAATCTCAAATCCGGCGCGGAACCCGATCTTATCGAAATCTCCAAGCGCCGCGCAATGCGGGTGTACTGATGCCGATTATTGTTGAAGGCGAACTGCTCAACATCAATCGTGTCAGTTTATCCAAAGCAACGATGCAACAACTGATCGCACTGGAAAAAGCGTTGTGGGAGTTCATGCACGGCAGTCCGCCGAACGTGGTCCACGCGCTCAATAATATCTATCAAGAGGTTGAGTGGCGTGCTGCGCATCCCCACCAACAAGCTTGACCTGGAAGAATGGGTCAAGGAAGTAATCGACGAATGCATGGCCAGCGCGCAAGAGCGCGGCATGGTTTACACTCGCGCGCAGTCGTATTACTACAGCGGCACCTACACCAATCAGGCGGCGATCTACAACAAAACAAAAGGCTTCGTCGATAAGTTGGCTGGCTTTTTGATGCAGCCGACTGATGTCCGCTTCAATGTAATTTACGACACATCAGAAAGTGATAGTGTCTTAGAGCGAGCCAGATTAGTTTCAGAAAAACTATCGGCCGACTACAGGCAGTCAGACAGCGACATTTCATTTGCCGAGTGTGTTGTTTGGGCATTGGTCAACGGCTGTTATTTGCTCAAACACGTACCGGAAGGCGAAACGTTCCGGCTTGCTCCGGTTCATCCGCAGAATTTTGGCGTGTTGGGCGAAACGATCCTGGCGCTGGAGGAACAGGAAGCATTTTGCCACGTCACCTATCCAACGATGTCGCGCCTGCGCACCATGCTCAAGGACCATCCTAAGCGCGGGGAAATTTTTGAGCGAATAGGCGAGGCCCGAAAAACAGAGAAGGACGAGGACCACAACAGTTACTTCCATCAAATGGTGGTCGGCGGGCTACAACCGATGGGCAATCCGGCCGAGAGTGCCGAGCCGCGCGCCGCCGGTATCGTCAACGTTTTCCCGGTGCCGACGCCCTGGCGGCCGAACCGCCGCATCTCTCCAACCGTGCGGCATTGCGAACTGTGGATCAAGGACGCGCATCGCCCCGGCGATTACACGACCCTGCAAGTGATCTACCCCGACATCGTGATCGAGGGCGAGGACACCCGGCGCAATATCGGCAAAGTGCCGGGTCATCAACCGTTCGTTAAAGTCCAGGCGCAAGCCACGCCCGGTTATTTTTGGGGCCGCTCGATCATCACCGACATTCAAATGCTGCAAGACATTCTTTCCAAGCGACTGCGCGATCTGAAAGTCTTATGGGATCGCAACGTCGCTGCGCCGCAAGTTCTTTCCGGCTTTACTTCGGTTACTGAAGAAATGTATTTTAAGATCATCAACGAGGGTGGGTTTCTAAATGATCCAAATCCAAACGCTAAAAATGCTCCACTACTTCAACCGCCGCCCGCGACCGCAATGGAGGAAATACAGTTCATCTTCCAAATGTTCGACGAAGCCTCCGGTTTTACACCAATTATGTCCGGTCAGGGGGAACAAGGAGTACGGGCTGGCGTACACGCTCAGACTTTGGTCAGAACATCATCGCCTCGCCTGATTGACCAAGCGGCGCGGATCGAACGGCAACTGGCGGAAAGCGGTTATCTATCGTTGCGGCTGATGCAGGCGATGGACCCTTCGATCTATGAAACCGACGATAACAAAATCCAATTCACGCTTCAGGAAATCCCGGAAGATTTTCAAGTCCAAGTCGATAGTCACTCTGCTTCGCCTGCCTTTGCAGAAGATAATCGCCAGCTTGCAATCGCGCTCGCTCGCGCCGGGGCCATCGACGCCGAAGACCTGATCCACATGCTGCATCCGCCCGGTGCGGAACTGTTGCTGTCGCGATTGCGGCAACGGCAGAAAGCGGCGCAACAACAGCAGCAAAAGGAGAAGCAGGAGGAATTGGTGCGCGACGTTCTGCACCTGCCGGAACGCAAACAAGCATCGGGTGGACGGAAGCGGCGGTGATGGTGTAGCTTATCGCCGCCTGAATTGTGAGAGAAACAGGTTGCCGCCCCCGTTCTAACCCCACCCCCTCTGAGTAGCCCGGAACGGGGGCGGTATCAAAAGGTTGAGCGATGGAAGAAGAAGGCGCAGACGTAATTGGCCAGGGCGCTGATGCTACGACACAAGGAGCGCCAGCAGGACCACCAGCAGGACCGCCGCAGCCGGGAGGCCAACCGCAAGGCGGTGGACCGATACTTGCGGCGTTGGCGCGGCGACAGGGTGGGCCACAAGTTTCTGCTCCGGGTCCTGGCGATACTGCGCATTCATTAACGCTGATCCAGCAGGCAGTCGGCTTGATCCAGCAGGCGCTTGCCGGATTGCCGCAGGGATCACCGATGCACCGTGACGCACTGCGCGCCGCGACCACGCTTTCGCGCCATGCAAGTCAAGGCCAACCGACTGCTGGCGTTCAACAAACACAGTTGCAAGACCTGCTGCGCAACGTCGTTCGCAATGCGATGACGCAGCGGATCATGAGACAGCAACAAGGCCCAGCAGGCGGACCGCCCGGTGGCGCTGGCCGACAACCGATGGCGTCACCGCCGATGATGCCCTCGACGCCGCTCCCCGGAGCATGATATACGGGAAAAACGATGAACCCCTCTATGCTTAATCTGATGTAAGGAGAATTCTCTTGGCACAGAACCGAAGCTACGATCCGCCTCTTACTTCACCGCCGGAAACACCCCCGCGCACCATCCTCCAGGTGGATACGCAAAGTGAAGTGAGCGAGTGGGGCGCTATCCCCAAAGTTGTGCCCAAACCAGAGGGTGGCGTCCCGCTTCAGCCCAATATCATTGGCAAATCTAACAACAATTAACCGCCATGCCGCGCACCATTACCGACCAGGAAGAACAGTTCATCAAATCGCGGATGCAAGTCGCGGACTTTGTGGAAAGCATCTACAACGATCCGCAGCTTAATAAAGAAGCGAAACGGCTGATCAAAAAGAAGTATCCCGAAATGCAAATCCCCGACCTCGACATCGAGGATCGGGTTGAACAACGTTTCGCCGAGGAACAAAAACGCCGCGACGACGCTGAAGCGGTCATGCGCAAAGAGGCCGACGATAAACGTTGGCAAGATGAACGCCAGCGGACCAAAGATCAGTACGGCTTCACCGACGAGGCTATGGGCCGTCTGGAAAAAATGATGGTCGAGCGCAACATCGGCGACTACGAAGTTGCGGCGCAATACCTCGCATCAAAAGAACCTAAACCGACTGATGCCGACTTCAACACCGGCCGCTGGGACTTTCCCAATCAGCCGGGTTTTGCCGACATTGCTAAGGACCCTGAAGGGTGGGGCCGTAACGAAATTCTCAAAGCACTGCGCGCTGATCAAGAGCGCACAAGAGGCGGGAGGTTCTAATGCCGATATTGGGTGCGGGCCTAATTCCGAGTGGGCCGATTGGTTTGGAGTTGGAGGCTACGGTTCGGCGCGTATTTGCGCAAATGGTAGTTCTTCTTTTGTATCGGCAAAATCCGCTGTTGGCATTGCTCCTTAGAAACGCCATTCGAGCATCGGGTGGCGTTTCTCCTTACACCCAGCCGGTTCAAACCGGCCAGTATGTGGAGAGTTCGTGGATTGGTCCAGCGGGCCAGTTCAACATACCGGCCGATGTTGCGCAGACGGTCAACGCGCAATTCAATTTATGCGCCCTGGCCACGCCGGTATCCTCGTTTGGGTTGGAGCAGTTGGTCACGCAAGACGCCATCGCGGTTGCTTCGCGCCTGATGCTCAAACTCAACGATCTGAAAAATTCGGCGCTGTTTGCACTCGCCTTCGCTTTGTTTGGTCCGCCGCAAGGCACCCCGACCGGCAATCCGCTGCAAATGTTCTCGTTGCAGGATGCTTATGGCAACGCGGCGCTCTCCCCGGTCTACGGTGGTCTGGATCGCACCACCTATCCAAACTGGCAAGGTCTGGTCGTTCCTGCCGCTGGCGGCATCCTCACCCGCGCCGCTTTCATTCCATACTTGCTGCAAGCGGCCAAATACAACGGCGGTGAAGCGTTAGATTTCGTCGTGATGTCGGTCGAGGATTGGACGACACTCATGACGGACTTCATGTCGGTAGAGCGGTACAACAATGACCCAAGTTCTCGATGGGGGAAAGACGATCCGGTCAACTCTGGTTTCAGGGGATTACTCCTTGGAGATACCCCTATTTTCTTTGATCTCAACTGTCCAAAAGGAACTGCATTCGGGTTCAACAGCAAATACATCACACTCGTCATTCACGAGGATGCTAACTTTGCTTGGACAGGGTGGTATTCTACAATTCCACAAGGTCAGATTGCTTCAGTCGGCCTCACACTCACGGCGCTTAATCTAGTGTGCAGCAAACCTTCCACCGGCATCATCATCAACGGCATCACTGGCGGTCAGACCTTCATCCCGCAAGTGAACTGGACTGTGCCGCCTCCTGGTACAGCCTTGCCGCCTGTTGTGACGACCGGCACACCGGTTCCTAATCCGGTCCCGTTAACGGCAGGCGCGGAAGGTGCAGCGGCACCGACATCAGCACCGCGCACGGCAGCGAGGCGACCAAGGGAGGAATAAGTGCGGTGTCGTCGGCGCTACCCCGACCGAGATACAATTCTGATTTTTCGGTACGGTGGTCTGCCGATCCCGACTTGGTACTGCACTAGACCATGGGGCACCGGCTTGATTGCCGGTGTCCTGCAACCGGGACAAATCTATCCATGGCCGACGCGACCATGGCCATGGAATTGGTAATGCATGAATGCTCGCAAACTATATCACCGAAACGCAAAACCTGCTTAATGACAATCAGGGGCAGTTCTTTTCACTGCCCACTCTCACCAATTACATCAACAAATCCCGCCGACGTATTGCAGCATTGTCCGGTTGCCTCCGAGTTTTGCCTCCAGGTGTACAAACGGTCCCCAACCAGGAAGTCTATCCGTTCTCTGATTGGTTTGCTCTCGTCCAAACCTTAATGCCGCAAGCGCAGCAAATTCTTGCTTGCCGCTCTGTTTCAATCTCAATCGGTGGCCGCTGGGTTCGCGACGACAGCAAACCCGGCGGCTTTATGACGACGCGCGGCGGCTGGAAACCGATGTGGAAGCGCGTGCCATGGACCGATTTTCAGGCGCGCTTTCGCATCTACAACGGTACGTTCTACGGCACGATTTCCGATCCGGGATGGTGGGCGCAATACGGCGACGGTCCTGCTGGCGCGATTTATCTTGCGCCGATCCCATCGCAAGCCAGCCCGATGGAAGTCGATTTAACCGTGATCCCGACGCCGCTGTTGAGCGATAAAGATAAATGCCCGATCCCGTATCCATGGACTGATGCCGTTTGTTATTGGGCCGCTGTGCTGGCGCTGATCCAGCAACAGCGGGTGCAAGACGCAAAGGCAATGGCGGATACGTTCAACGCCGAAATGCCATTCGCGGCATCGGTTGTTTGTCCGCAAATGATCCAGAACGTGTATGGCGCTACAATTCGGAGCGCGTAATGCCCGATCCGGTCATCCAGCCTTCGGCGCTCCCTGATCTTTCCGCGACTGAATATACGCCGCCGATCCACCGCATTCCGCCAACCCGCTGGGTTTCGCCGGGAATGCACCCCAACATGGAGCATCATCTTTACAATCCTCAGCAAGCGGCCGATCAACTCGGCCCCGCTGGTGAAATTCCCTACGGTCCTGTCCAGGGTCAGCAGCAGCTAAGGACCGATTACAACAATTTGGGAAACATCCGGCCGTTTGGTCCCGGCGAGCGTGTGATTATGCCGAACGGTGACACTACCAGCGAAGAAACGTGGACGATTGAACTGCAACCGGGCCAGTGGACGGTCGTTCCTGGCCTGTGGATCGTCAACGGTGTGCCAACACATGTCGATCCTGATCAGGCAAAGCAATACGCGTTGCAAAGCGGGCTGATGTGGCCCTACACCTATCCAACTGAAGAACAAGCTAACCAATACGCCGATCAACGCGAGATGCTTTGGAATATGTTCCAAGGTGACACTACCAAACAACCGCCATTATGGTCGCGACCATGGCCGCCACGGTGACACATGCCTCTGCAATCCGACAACCGACCGGAATTCCTGACGCTGGACGGCTGGAATGGATTGAACCAGCAAGTACAACGCGGCAGCGTCGGCATCGAAGAAGAATGGTGGAATGAAAACCTTTTCGCGATTGGTCCTGGTAATCTGCGTTCTTGTTGGGGCCATGGTCCTGCTATTTATACTACGCCAGGACCACCTATACGTCGTATTTTCTTCGGCTTCATCGGCAATGAAACCCCGCAATTTGGCGTGCCGCCTCCCGGTCGTTTGGGCTGGATGTTCCTGGACGATGGAAACGTCGATCAAGTTGACCTTGACACGCGTGTCGTAACGCGCGTCGGCAACATATGGGACCCGGTGACATCGCTCGATCCGACGACCGGATTGCAGCGGCCGACATATTGGGCGAGCGCGAAAGTTTGGCGACCGCAATTCTTCGGCAACGTCGCCGGTCAACAGGGCGGCGTTTTATTTGGTTCACCAAAAGGATTGTACGCCTGGGACGGCACTACTCTTTCGTCACCGGGCGACACCGCGCCGGATTGGTTGACTGATCAAGCAGAGATGACGCCGAACGCTCCGCCGACGATAATGCCGGTTGGGTTGCCGGGGATTTACTGTATGGAGGTTTATTCGTCGCGTTTGTTTGTTGCAGGGAAGGATGTGATCTCGTTCTCTGCTCCATCAAACGGCGCTGATTTCTCCACCACGGACGGCGGCGGCTCATTTGGTTACTTCGGCGATAAGTTGACTTACACGTACAACGACATGGCCGCTGTTGCCGGTTATCTATTCGTTTTTGGTGACAGTTCTATAGACCTGATCAACAACGTGCAGTTGACCGGCAGCGGAACCGAGACAAGTCCTTTTTTGACAAGCCTTTCCTACACCAACGTCGATCCGCAGGTCGGCCAGCGGTTCCCGCGCCCGGTTGGCCGCATCGGTCACTTTTTTCAGACTTTCAACGGCGCGGGCATCTTCGAATTGCAAGGCGGTGAAGCGCGCGAGATCGGTCAAAAACTCGCCAATACTTACATGACGCTCGATACCACCGAATTTTATCCAACGATGGCCCCGGCGACGATGTTCAACAATCGGGTGCTGTTGTGCAACGGCAAGTTCACCGATCCATGGGGCCGCAAGCGCAGTTTGTTGTTGATGTGGCATCCGCAACGCTTTGGCGGACAACCGGGACAGAGCAATGATTTTTGGTCGGTCGCTTCGCAAAATCTCGACCTAACAAACATCGGTTACTACGAACAGGACAGCGTGATCACGCCATACGGCACCGATGGCACGTCGCTTTATCAGTTATTCGCGCAACCCGATCCGGCATTGCCGAAAAGATTATCGACCGGCTTCCTGCGCGGCGGCACCGGCATCACACCGCCGATCCAGGCATTGACGATCAAATACTGGAAGCGGCTGTTCATGGAATTTTACGACAAATTCGGACGCGGTGTGTCATTCACCGGCAAGATCACCACCAAAGGCGGCGGTATCCCCGGCGGCACCAAAGATATTGCCTTCGAAATGCCCGCTACATCGCCAATCGGCGTCATTCCGGCCGATGGTGACGATATGCATTGGGCGCTTGAACCGGTGCCTTTGGAGAGCGCCGGGATCATGGGGGCTATTGACTTGGAGAGCGTTTCGCCGGATTTTGTTATCGAACGACTGCACATCGCGGTCGAGGAGCGTACCCTGTGGGGTGCATGACGCAGCCCGCATAGCAAAGGAGAAGCGCAATGGCACGTAGACGTAAGCATCGTCGTGGTCGTCGTCGTCGCCGGAGGTAGTCATGGCCCGCAGACGCAGACATAAACGTGGTCGTCGGCGAGGTCGGAGGTACTGATGGCGCGCAGAGGGAAAAGGCGTCATCATCGGGGCCGCAAGGCTTTGAAGATGACCCGACGCGCCAAACGCATCCGCGCTCGCAAACATCGTAGGCGCAGATAATGCCATCGCCCCGGTATGGGCTAGGCAATACAAGAAATTTAGCACGGCAGCTTCAGAATAAACGTATCTTCAATTTTAGAACGCCGCGCACAAATCTGACGCCTACGCCCAAGCCGGGGCATATGAACAGTCGGCGTAACTTTCGAATGCGAAAAATGCGGAGGCTCTAATGGCGCGAGGTATTCACCTTGGCCCACGCTCTCGCGTTGACCCGGCAGGTAAACTCGGTCGTTTGCATCGGCCAACGACACGGCTTCGCCGCCATCGTGGTCATCGCCAGGGAATTGGGCGCGGACGTAGATCACGGAGAAATCCCTAATGCCGCGTAGACGACGACGACACCATCGCCGCCGCAAACACGGCTTCCTCTTTGGCTTCGATGAAGGCCGCCGTGTACGCGGCCGTTTCGGTCGCCGCCGCTTTGGTGGTGGAGATCGTGACGACAGAGGAATGGCGCGCGGTGGTATGAGAGGCGGGCGGCGCTAATGCCGAGAGACAAACCGCCAGGGCGTCATGGCCCGGTTAGGAGAATGCCATGGCAAAATGGCGCTTATCCCGGCGATTGGCGGCGCGCACGCGACCATGGTCGCCCGCTGTCGCGCAGTTGCCCGCCAAGACCCGGCGGAAGAAGCGGGCCGACAAGATCGAGCCGCCGAAGGTAAGTGAATTTCAACTTCACCGTACCGTCGCCGAATTGCTCGATTGGCTCCTGGCCCCGCCCGCGATGTATACGACGTTCCCCGCCGGGTGGGGTAAACTCACCAAACGAACGGCTGGAATGCTGCATGGCTCCGGGCTGAAACGTGGAATGCCGGATATTTTGGTTTTCTACAACTGCCCTGCCAACCGTCCACGCTGCATCGGCATAGAATTAAAAGCAAAAGGTCGTTCACTCTCTGCCGTGCAGCGTGCGATGGCAGCGCAACTACAGCGGGTTGGAGTAAAGGTTTATGTTTGTCACGACACCGATGAAGTTATTGATGCTTTACGTCGTGCTGATGTTCCTAGGCGCGCAATACGAACCGGGGGTATCGTGCCGTTGGGGATCGAATTGGAGAACACACAAATGCAATCCGACGCCGATCCCGCGACCGAAATCCCACGTTTCAAAACCGCCGCAGAACTCGACGCATACATTCAAAAAACACAAAGAGGATGAAGGCGACGATGACCTATGATAATCAACGCGCATGGCCGCGAACACGCAGATCGGGAACGGCGCGCAGCGATCCAAGGGCTTGCTTTCAAGCGCCGGGAATTTTGGAGATTTCAGATCGCTCAGTCGCCGGTCCTTTGCGACTAGGCACCGAACCGCGCGTCGGGCCGAGAGGTATCAGAGGCGGCGGCATCGGCGGTAGCGATATGGGCATGGACCGTATGGAATTGCCGCCGGTTGATCGCATCGGCGTGAAGTACCCCGAAGTGGATCGCCCGGTGCGGCCGATCTCACGCCTTGTGCGCAGCTACAATAAAGGAAAACGAGATTACTAATGACCGCCGCTATGGCCGTAGGTAGAGGATGAAACCGTTACCGCGTTGGACACTTTGGCAATGGATCAAATCACGCTTTAGGTGGAAGCTATGACCGCCGCCGTCCTGTTTGTTCTGACTTACGTTTGGGGATTTTACGGATGGGGCGATAACTTTTTATGGACTTCGCGCGGCGTAGATCAAATCGCGCAAACCGCGCGTCAGTATAAAAATGTTGCCAGTGTCCGCGTTTTGAATTATTGGCAGACGCAGCAAGCGGCCGACGAGATCAGCCGCGCGCCCAGCAACGCCCGCGTTGTCTTGTACGGCTATTCCTGCGGGGCGAATAGCATCACGACGATTGCGGGGGCTTTCCGTGGACATCGCCACATGGATTTGGCTGCAATACAACCTTCCGTTTGGTGCGGGGGTAACGACATCACGTCCAACGTTGGTTATGCGCAGAACACCCATGGAACGTGCATCCGAACCATCGGGCTTGGCTGCAAACAATTCCGTCCAGTACCGGGCAATCACACGACGCACATCAACAACATCCTTCTTCGCCAAGGTCATCCTTGGGTGGATACCGATCCCCGCGCGCAACAGGATGTTCTCAACGTTATTGCTGGCCATGAGCATCGCAACTATTACGGCGGTTCCGCACGCTGATGATGCGGCACGGAATTCGTTCTCGTTCGAACACGCGATGGCGCATCGCGCGCTGTTGCAGGTCATGGGGCCGCTCGATCAATGGACGGTGTTACCGTATTTCATTGACCCGGCCGATTTCCAGGCCAATGGCGCAGTCAACTGGAATTTGAACCACCGGCAGGCGCACGACGACTTCATCAACTACCTGCCCGCGCACAGCACGTCCCTGACCCCAGGTTTCCCCAATAACCAGAATTTGCTAGACCCAAATCTGGCGGACCGAAGGACTTGGCCATGGTGGACTTTCATCAATCATCAGGAGCATTACAACGCGAACGCGGCGATCTTCCCGCTGCAACTGTCGGGCAATCCAATTCCACCGGCAACGGAATTCGTCCCGCCCTGGTGGCTACAAGCGCCGAGGTACGCACCGGGCGCGTGGTAGGAATGACCGAGGAAGATATTCCTTGGCTTCGTCAACTCGCCATCAAACGTTACACACAACGCTGGGACCCGATCTCGTCCGAGACTTGGTTTCGCAATGTGGTGTTGAAACAGCCGGTCATTTTTCATGCGGTGCGGACCGAAAATGCATTTGCCATTTCTTTGTTGTCGGTGCCGCCCTGGTTTCCTGGCGAATACGCCTGTGATTTGATTTTCATCTGCGCCGACGATGGCGCGATGTACGAAGCACTTCACCTGATACGCGCGTCAATCGAATGGGCGCGCTCGCGCAAATGCTCGATCTGGCGCATATCGTCTGACACCGATCACGATCTCGCGCCGCTGGCCAAGCGCGTTGGCGCAAATGAGCCGACACCGCGCTACGTGTTGAGGCTGTGATGTCGGGCGGTCCTACCAGCGGCCCAGGGTCACAAACCGGCGGCGTGTTTCCAGGTCAAGCCGGAAAAGCCAATTTTGATTGGGCGGAAAACGAGGTTAAGAGCGCGGCAACATTCCCCGGCATGTCAACCATGGCCACGATGTCGAGCGCAGGCGACTACATGGGCTGGGCCGAAGAACTCCAAAAAATGAGCCAGAACGACATCACCGCGCAGAATGCCGTCAACTCAGCAAACAAACAAGCAACCACTAGCCAACTGTCCAGCTTGGGTTCGATTATCGGAGGATTTTTGCCGTGAGCGGCAGCGGCGGATTGTTCGGCAGCAATGTTTATCAACCGGGTCAAGTCGATCCGTTTAGCCTTGCTGCTTTGTCCGCAGCGACAGGAAATGCACAAACAGCAATGCACAATCGCTATGCGCAACTCGGTTTGGGCGTGCCCTCTGGCGGTTCTCCGCAATCGGCTGGGTCATCGGGCACCAATCTCAGCTACGGCGGACCAGGAACAGCGGAGCAAATGGATATTGGCTCTATGCCAAGTCTTACCGGCGGCATTGCGGGGATGTCAGAAGCCGCGCTGGGCGAGATGGAGAATAACTCGTTACAATTAGCAGGCCAGCCTATCGGCGGCACCGGCAAGGGAGGTTTCGCATGAGCGCAGGTGGCGGTGGTGGTGGTGGTTTCGATATTGGCAGCTTCCTGGGACCGATTGCGAGTTTCGGTAGCAGTCTGAGCGATTTTGCCAGCAATGCTTTTGGCGGCGGCGGCGGTGCTGTGCCAGATATGACCGCCATGGATGCCGGTTGGGCCGGTAGTCCGCTCGATCAAGCCTATCTCGGCCTCAATCCGCCGGGATCGCAACCGGATCAGCAGCAACCGAACGCGAACGATCCCCAGCTTCAGCAGGTCGCCCAGGAATTAGCGCCGCAGCAACAAGGTGGCGCACCGACCGGTGGGCAGACCACAATACCCGAACAGGGACCGTCCTGGATTACACCGCAACAGCCTTCTAGCTTCAATGAACGCTTCCAGGCTGCGCCCAATCAACAACCTGCGCCGCCGACATCGTTCGATCAGCGTTTCGCCGCTGCGCCGGGTCAACAACCGCCCGCGCCTGCGCCTGCGCCCGCTGCAACCAACTTGCCGCCCGACATCACACCGGCAATGGCTACCACTTCCGCGCCTGCGGCTACTCCTGCGGCCACACCAGCACCGACCGGCGGCTTCACGCCCGTTCCACCCGGCGCAACCGGTGCGGTAACAGCCCAGGAGGAAGCAGGCGGCCCGCCATCCATGGCCACGACACCACCGCCGCCCGATATGACCTCAACACCTGGGCCAGCACCGGCACAGCCGGGGGTCCCTGGCGAGGGCGGTGGCCAGCAACCTGGGCAGCAACCGGGGCGCGGCGGTGTTCTCGGCAACATCCTCAACAACCCGCAGGCTATCGACCGGCTGATCCAGGCGTACATCATGGGCGGCCCCGGCGCACTGATGCAGACCTTGCGTCAGATGGTCGGACAGATGGCCCCGAATTACGGTCAACCGGGCGGCTACGGCCCTGGCCCATTCCCGCGCGGCGGTGTCGGCAATATGGGCATCCCACCGTTCTTCGGCGGTTTCGGTCGCCATGGTCGCGGCGGCCGCTTTGGTGGCTTCCCCGGCGGTCGCGGCAACAGAAATTGGACGACGCGCTGGGGCAGCTTGCCGCGCGGCGGCGGCGGCTTCCAGGGCGGTTTCCCGTTCGCCGGTAATCAGCAGCAACAGCAACCTGGGACGGATGCAAGCGAAGCCGATCTGCCTATTCTGCCCAACGAAGGCGGACCAAGGGCCGGTCAGATGCCGACGCCCGAAGAAATCGCCGCCGCAAAGTCGCCACAATCTGGTGCCGCTCCTGGGGAAAAAAGCGCAGATCGCGTACCCCAGGAAGGCGCGCCGAAGTCCGACACAGGTAAGGGCGACAAGGGTGCGCCAACGCCATCGACACCGGCACCGCCAGCACCGCCCGTACCGTCTGAGCCGTCTATACCGGCTGGACCGACCGGCGCGCCCATTCCTTTAGCCCCTCCCGGCAGTCCTGGACATCCTGCGGACACCCCAATTTTGGCCTATGCCCCGGAGGGCAGACGGCCGCGCGGCATGTCGGAAACGCAACGACGCACCCTGGCGGCGCGTACAGGCTCACCGCCGGATTACTTCCAGCGCCATGGCGGCCGCGTCGGCGCGAATTTGACCCGTATCAACACGCCTTACGGCCCGGTCACAGCCAATCGACAGGTTGCACAGGACTTCGTGAGCCTCACCAGCGACATGCAGGCCGCCGGTATCCCCGGCATCCGCAGTTTTGGGTCCTACAGCCCGCGCCGCAAAGCTTACGGCCGAGGTTGGTCGTCACATGCCTATGGCGCAGCGTTCGACATCAACGATCAAGCGGGACCGATGAACGCGGCAACGCAATCGTGGATCAATACTCACCCGGAGCAATGGCAAAACATTCTGCGCCGAAACAATTTCGTGCAGTACATGCCGACCAAAGACCCAAACCATCTGGAATGGACCGGACCGGGCGCATCGGCCGCCGCCGGTCAAGGCGGAATTTCGAGTGCGATGGAGCAATTCCCCGGTCGCCAGGAAGGCGGACCGGTGCAAGCTGGCCAGCCTTACACGGTTGGTGAAGCGGGACCGGAAACATTTGTGCCTAGCCAACAAGGTGAAATCGTTCCCGACATCGCTCCCGGCGCACAGGACGTATATGGCACACCGGCACCGCATCCGCCGCCCGCTTGGGAGCAGATGATGCGGCACGAACCGCAACAGGATTATGATTTGGAAAAGCGTCTTGGTTTACCGGCGGGAACGTTGGCACCAACTAGAAGCAAAGCGGGTCCAGGCTATAGATTACCCCCGATCAAACCTTGGGAAGATTGGCTGGCTCCAGGAAACCAAATACCCGATCCGCAAGGAAGGCACCGCGACGTTAGGCAAACCTAATGGCGAATACCGACTTCGATCCGACTTCGATTGATCCGACGAAAACAACGGAAGTGCCGGAACGCGCCGCTGGTGTGCCGACTACGCCAGTGCAGCCGCCACAGCCAATACCACCGTCACCGCGAACCACAGCGCGCCCGCTGCAATCGCCAGAACAAACGCCGCGACCGCAAACACCGCAACGGTTTCCAGTACCAAGCCCACAGACCGCACCAACACGCGGCCGGTGGCCTCCGGTATTTCAAGACCCATGGCGTCCTCCTTACACGCCCGCGCGCAGGCGTCCGATTGATCAACTCGGCACCGAACCGTGGTGGATCACGGCGGCGACGTACTATCCAGATACGATGTTGTCTCCCGCATTGCCAGCGCCGAAAGAAGCCAATGCGATCATCGCCACTGTCGGCCAGCGCATGTCGCAATTCGGATCGAATTACACCGCGCCGTTCTACGCCCGCGCAGGACAGATCGCGATGCAATACGCGCCGATCATGGACCTATTAACCAAGGGCCAGTTCTCGCAACAGATGTTTCGTTCGCGCGAACAATCACTGCGGTTGATGGAAGAAGAACGCGACAACGCCATGCAAGAAGCGTTGATGCGTCACCATCAACAAATTTTGACGATACAGGAAATTATCAAACGTCACGATCTCGGCGGCTACGGATTTGGCGAAGCGGGCGACAAAGCGGCGATGGACGATCTGGAAACCGCGTTGCGGCAAACCGGCCACGAAAAATTACTATCGACATTGCACAACGGCGGCATCCCGGCGCTGGCCGATTACCTGCAATGGGAAGATCAGAACTGGCAAGATGCTTATGCCGCTCACGTATCAAACAGAAAGGCGAGAGACAAAGGCATCACCAATGACGAATACGGCGCGGGCGGCGGACAACGCGAAGGCGCAACACCGCAACGGCCGCAATACACGCCGCTGGCCAAGCCGGGTGAACTAACAGCGGTACCGCAAAATCAAGCTGAATTGGACGCGGCGCTCAATCAACGTGGCACGCTAGGCCCGACCGGCGTCATGGCTGCAAAAGCTATCGGTCGCGGCGATCCTGGTGCCGAAGATACCGCAAAGTCGCACACGCCGGAAATCACCAACGCGCTCGATGCAGGCAAACAGCGGTATCGCAACATCATCAGTCAAATCACGTCCGGTCCGGGAACGGCCCAGGAAAAATTAAATCAACTGCGCGCTATCGGTGAAAACGGGCTGGCCGACGACATCGCCAACTTCGGCAATTTCGGCGAAAATTTTGCACGACTTGGCTTCAAGCGCGAAGGTCTGTACCGGCCATGGGTTGAAGGCGTGTTCGGTGCGGGATGGAAACCAGGAAACTGGAACGCGGTCGAGAAATTCAACTTGCCGACCAGCGACACCTACAAGCTGATGTCGAAGTTCAACAGTTTTACCCAGGACATGATCCAGCTTCACGCCACGCTGAAGGATCAACCCGGCGGCGAGGATACCAATTATGCAACGCAGTGGATCATTGATGCGCTGCAAGGCAAGGCAGCAGGCGATGTAACTTTCCAGCCGCTCCATCAGCAGCTTCAAACCATCGCGCAAGACCTCAGTTCGATCCAGGCGGGCACCAGCGCTGTGCGCGTGTCGCTGGTGATCCAGCGGTTGCACGATCTCGGACCCTACGCTACGCCGCGTCAAATCCGTGCCGCGTTCTTGCCCGAACTCGCCGACGTTTATTCCCGCTTCACCGGCTATCAGCACCAATGGGAGCAGATCACCGGTCGCAAAGGCGAGTTGGTCCCTGGTGTGACGCCGGAAAGTTTCAACAGATTGGGCGATCTGCTGCGCGAAAATCCCTATACCGGTGCGCAGGCAGAAGATGCGGCGGACGAAGTTCAAGCCATCCGCATTGAACCGGATCAACTCAGCAAAAGCCTGCAAGCGGATTTGCACCGCCGAGGATTGGATTGGGCACCGCTTACGCGCGACAAATGGCGCGAGTATAATCAGGCGGTCAAGGATTTTGACGCCAGCACGGACCCGGCGATCCGCAACAATCCTGAGATCAAACAAAAAGTCCAAGAAATGCGAATTCGCCTTGGCACCACGATCATGCCGCCAACCGTGCGATTGTTAGAACCAGGATTAACGGTTGCCCCGCAATGAGCAATGGCACACCCAACGCCGCCGAAGAATTTTTGAAGCGGCTAAATAAAACTACCGAAGGCGATACGGCGATCAAACCGTACAAGCCGCCGAAACCGGTCGCGCCTGCGCAACCCGCTGCACCGGCCGGGACCGTTCCTGCGGCAACGGCCGCGCCCGCCGAACCGGCTGCGGAGGAACCGGAGCAACCGGACATCCTGCATCGGCCGTATTCCGAATTGTCTACCGGCGAAGCCCTGGAACGGGGCGTGCTTAAAGGCGGCGCAGAACTGATGACCATTCCGCCCCGGCTGGCGAATTGGGGTTTGTCGAAAATCGCACCTGGGACCGCCGAGACACTTGGCAATCTTGCCGAACGCATTCCGCGCATGAAGAACATCGAAGCCATAGCCGACGCACCAAGCGAAGGCTGGGAGGAAACTATCGGCAGTTGGGTGCCCAATCTCATGGCGCTGGCAATGGGCAAAGGCGGCGCGCTGGGTGATCTCGCTAGAAAAAATTGGTATCGGTTCGTCAAACCGACCGTGCGCGGCGCTAAAGGCCGCATGGCGAAAAACCCGTTATTTGCTCCAACGCGAAAGGCGGCAGAGCGGGCGGTCAATGCCGCTGATACCGCTGCGCGCGGGGCCGCAGCCGGGGCCGCTACGGGTGCTTACGATCCGGCGACCGGAAAGTTTGACCCCGACCAGGGCGACGTTGGGCGCGGTGCGGCCTACGGCGCGGCTGGCGCATTCGCTCCCGGTGCCGCGCAAACACTGTTGCGCAGCCCGATGGCGCGCTATGTCGGCAGTCTTATTCCCGGCGAAGCCTTGTCGCATTATTGGTTCGGCTTGCCGATGGGATCGGGCTTGGCCTTGGGCCATCTCGCCAACCGGCTTGGACGCCACAGCATCCTTTGGGGCGCGTCACCGTGGGCCAAAGGATTGCGGCGGTTCGGCTTACACATCGTTGACAATGCCGGTAACATTGTCGGCGTAGTCACACCACAAGCGGCCGGTGCCGTTAGCGGTAAGGCGGGCGAGAAATTTGGCCCGCCGGTCGAACGCGCCGCCGAGGAAACCGGTCGCGAGTTGTGGGAAAAGTTCGGACCTGGGACCGGCGCACCATGAAGAAAGCGGCAAAGACAGAGCCGGTCAAAATTGACCCGCACAACATCCGCCCGCGCGTGATGAACCAAGTGTCGGTGCTGCTGACACAGTTGGAAACCGGCGAGCATACGACTATGCGCGAGCGGGTCCAGGCGTTAGTCGCCATCAGCCGGATCGAGCAGATTTACTTCATGCTGGCGATGAAGGAGAAACCACCCGATGACCGATCAGGGTCAACCGTCAAAAAGTACGCAACCGCCTTCTCGGCGGATGCAATTAGTCGGCGAAAGACAGGAACCGGACCCGACGACACTGAGCCAGATGATTGGTTCGAACGCGCCGACATCGACACCGACGATCCAGAATGAGATCATCCACCGGGCGGTGTGGAAGGCAGGCGTCATGGGCGCGTTTAACGCCTTGTCGAACGTCCTCGCCGTCCGCCTGACGCTACTCGTCGCCGTTTGCGGCGGGATCGCTTTGGCTTACTTATCGGTCGAGCAGGCCGATAACCTGAAGCTAGGCGCTTTGGCGATATACTCAGGGATGGTGGTGGTTCCGCTAATTTGGCTGGCGGCGCGACACTAGGGGCCGGTTCCTGCTTGAACCGCACCCCGCGCCGCATCCACTCAATCCCAATGGTCGAGGGTTTTGGCCAATCGCCATTTGATGAACCGGGCATGATGACTGCCTGAAGGGTCCTGGACCGAAAGTTCCGCCCCAACCCTTACCGTGGTCCGCAAATCCCACACCGTCGATCCTTCACGGAATAGCCCTACGCGTGAACCGGGGGCCGCGCCCATTCGTTTTAACGCGCGGCAGGCATCTAGGAGAGGTTGATGCGAACGCCCACCAGCGGCGAAAGGTGCATCGGTGTGCCAATCGAACTTACCACCGATTGAACTTGGCTTAATCACAACCTGGATCATACCCACCCGCCTCGATCCCGTAGGGCAGCATCAGCACATGGAACCCGTTCGGCCCCATTAGCCCCCAACTGCGCCGATGTAACCAGATGCCGTTATCGCATTGCAGCAAGCCGTCGAACGACCCACACAGCGGGTAGCGTTTCAGCCTTTCGGCTTCCGCCGCTGAAATTCGGGTTCCTTCGTCATCGCTTCGTCCAGCCATCGGTATTCACCCATGTCTTTGGCGCGCTTGGTTTCGTGTTCCAATTCTTCGGTAAATTCGCCCAGCAGTTCAATCATAATGCGCAGATAGGGTTCATCGCGCACGGTGTACTTGTAGTAGGACGGCATGTTCGGGTGGTAGGCGTAGAAATGGTTGACCTGGAAGTCGCCGACCAATAGCTGGCCCTGCACCTGGGGCCGATAGTCGTTGCCGGGGCCGTCGAGCAGGTATTGGATTTGGGTCCAGGGCTTAGGACACTTGATCTCGACGCTCTCGACCGAACCTTGGACCAGACAATCCGGCGATGCGCCCAGCCTGCCATTGTCGGTGGTAACGAAGCCGACGCTTTTGAGCGCCAGCTTGTGGGACTTGGAGAACGTCTTGATCGCTTCAGCCTCGTAGGTGACGCCGTGTTCGATGTCGGGATGGGCGCGGTACTTATCTTCGCCCAGGTCGCCCAGCAGGCGTTCGGCGATCAGCCAGTACATGTAGCTGCGGGCCTGGGCCGATGGCTTGCCGCCCGGTGTGACGATCTTGTGGAACATCGAAGCGGTGGGGATGCCTCTGCGCAACGCCCACCATTCTTCGGTGTACTGATCGCAAAAGTGCATCTTGCTCATGCGAACTGATTACCTAGTTTTTTGACCATTTCTTTGCAGTAAAGGTAGTTCGGTTCTTCAAGCAACGCCGGATTATCTTCCGCCGCCGCTACCATGAAGCCAGTGATGAATTGCAGTAATTCGTTGATCATCTTCTCGTACAGCGCCGCCTTCTGCATTTTTGTTTCCAACAAATCTTCCAGGCTTTTGATGGCGGCCTTTACGTTCTTTGCTTCTTCGGGTGTCATCCTGTTGCTCCTTTCACCGCCCACATGGCGGCATCTTCGAAGTGCGTCATTGCCAAAGCGTAACAGCGATGCACTTCCATGTTGTCGCTGCTGTCTTGTTGTTCGTGACAAAGGTCGATCAAATCGGCGGTCATCCGTTTGATCTGATCAACCAGAGTTTTGTCACCCGGATTGAAGTTGATCCTCACTCTCTGTTCGCCAAGCGTCGGTTCGCTGTTTTGCGGCATCAATGATCTCCTTTTCGATTGCGATCAGTTCTTCCTTCATGGCGCGGAATTGCGCCTTGACGAACAGATCGGCGCAGCGGCTTTCCAGCATTGTCATTTTTCTGATCAACGTGGCGAGCCGCAGTCTTTCTTTGCATTTCAGTATCGGTTTCATCGAAGTGATCCACCACAAACCTAAGAATTCGCCATTTGGCACGATCCGATAGAGGCAACAAAGCCGCTATGCACCTTTCCAAACCGTCAATCAGCACAGCGGCTTCGACCTTGGGATCAGAACGGGATTTCATCGTCGAAGTCCTGTTTGCTTCCGGCACTTCCGGTTTCAGGCGGTGTAACTTCGCGTTGTTCTGGTGATGCGCTATCCCAGCCGACGACCTTGAAGTAGGGCCTGGGAACGTCCCCGAATTTTTTCGTCGGCATCTTGACGCTGTGGATTAGAACGATGGGTTGGCCGTTGTCACCCTTGGCGGCGCGACGGCCCCAGGCCATGCACAGATCAGACACCGCGCGCTTGCCGCCGAAGCTGGACGTGACGAAGATTTGCACTTCGCCGCTTTCATCCTCCAGCGGCAACAGATATTGCAGCACCCATGGATCGGCCGGTTTATCGTTGATGCCCTTTTCCCAGGTGCGTTCATCGCGGTCGTCCAGGTTCTCGCGCGGCGGCACGACGGCACCGTCGATCATGCGATAGACCTTGCGGTCCTGGACCACACCGCCTCTGAATTTAATCCAGCACTTGGTCCAGCCGACCGCGTGCGCCGTAAATTGTGTGCCAATAGGAATTTCCATACCCTCGCTGTCGAAGTATTCGCCCTTTTTGTATTTGATCATTTTTGCGAACCCCGCATCTTCACCGGCTGCGCGAGCGATGTTCTCAGCTTCGCGCCGCCGCGACACCGCGATGTCGCGCGGATCACGCTCAGGCTTGTTCATTTTTAGGTTCCTTCTTTTGCTGTTGCTTCCAAGTCATCTCCAGCAGCTTGCGCAATTCGGACTGCGCAAACGCCTGATAGTCTGCCAAGTTTTGGATACTGGCAGTTTCGGGCACAGCGAGAGTGACGTGGGCTTCAACCCGCGCGCTTTCGAAGTTGCCCATATTGATGGTGCGGGAAAACCCGACTGAGAATTCTTTGAGTTGCATTGTCCTAGCCTCGATGTGTATATAAATATATTGGCAAAGGAAGGCAAGATCAAATGAGCGAAGTTAGCACCAATCACCGTTACGAGAAGGCGCTGAAGCTGGTGGAGCGCCTGATTGAAATCGCCCCTGATCCTGGGTTCCGTATCCGCGCCGAACGGCTTCAGCACCATCTGAAGTTGCCGATGACGGATATAATCGCCAAGGTTCCAGGGGATAGCATCATTCAAAAGGCCAAGACGCTGGGCGTGACCCGGCAGGCTCTTTACGGATGGCTGGATGGTCTATGTCGGCCTAGCCCGAAACAGGCCAGGAAGATCGCCAAGCTTACCGGCCTCGATGCCGCCGACGTGCGCGGCTTCCCCGACGTTTAGCCTTGCGCGCCGCGTTCAAAGCAATAGCCACGATCTGGCGATGCGAACGCGGCCGCGAGCCGTGATGGACCAACTCATGGATATTTGCACTTACATTCGAACCTAATGGCACAGGAGGCCCCAATGGCTAGCTGGCGTTTAGCAAAGTCCCTGACCAAACTCCGGGATCAGTTTAACCAGAAATACCCCAAGCGCAACAAAAGCAGTGACGGCACCATAGGAGATGCAGCCCATGCTTCTCGTAAATCCGACCATAACCCTTGGGTTAAGGATGGTTCCATGGGAGTTGTTACCGCCATCGACATCACCAACGATCCGAAATCCGGTTGTGATGTCCACGCCATCGCAGAAATTATGCGACAAAAGCGTGACCCTAGGATCAAGTACGTAATCAGCAACGGGCGAATTTTTTCTTCCACTACGTCGCCCTGGCAGTGGCGCACCTACACCGGGTCCAATCCGCATCGCGCGCACTTCCACGTTTCGGTTCATTCCGACAAGAAGCACTATGACAGCGAAAAGGTGTGGGACAGTGGCGAGAAGTTACCCGGCAATCCGCAGGCACCAAAGCCCGATCCCGATATTGATAGTCCGAAGAACCGGCCGACACTACGACGCGGTTCTAAAGGCGAATTGGTCAAGGAAGTACAAACGCTGGTCTACGCCAAAGTGGACGGTGATTTCGGTCCACAGACTGAGGGCGCGGTTAAAAGTTTCCAATCCCGCCGCGATCTTAAACCAGATGGTATCGTCGGACCGCTCACCTGGGCCGCGCTCGATAAGATCGAACAACGCCACGATGGCGAAAAAGAAGGCGATGCGCTGGAAGATCAAACCGCGCCGACCGCAGCCGCAGCCACATCGCCGATCCAGGAGTATTAAGATTTCTTTGTAGCTTTGAGGATGTCGGCGAGTTTGTGACTTGATCTATAGAGCATGTAGTTGAGGCCCGCCTTTTGCAGATCGGTGACGTGCTTGCATTCTTCGCATTGGCCAAGCTTAAACAGAGTGTTTGGCGTTTCGATAGTTTGTTTTGCGCCACACTTGGCACAGTTGAATTGCAGGCAGTATTCCCAGCCATCCATCCGCTTTTTTAGCAGGCTCTCAACTACATCATCGAATGGGTAAACCTTCATGGTTCATCCCCGTAAGTCCAATCATCGCTACCAAATTCATCGGTGTGCATGGCGCTGAGTACGCTACAGGCATAATTCTCAAGGCTGTTTGGAATGGTGTAACGTCTTGGGTATGCCACCGCCCCAAGATCGTACTCGCCGGTTGCTCTCACCAAACGATCACTTATTGGCGGATCAAACAGTGTTTCGCTGATCCGTTGAAAGCAAGCATGAGCCGCTTCTTTGTTGAAGGTAATGTGCATCTTTATACCAACAGTCGCCAATAACCGCGTTGGCCTTTGACGATCATTTGCCGTCGCCCGAATTCGGACAGCATTGGCGTCAGGCTGTTGGCCGACTTGCCGTCCGCAATCAGGATATTGCGCAACGACGGATCGTCATAGCGCATGGTGCGGTCGGGTGCCTTGAGGAACAGTTCCCTGACCTGGGGCCAGTATTTCATGCAAGCGTTGCCGGTTCCGGGTGTGCGCTTGAACTTCTTCTTTTCCGGTTGCGGGTCCATTTGTGGAGTAGGACCGTTGACCGGCTGTTCCTTTGACTTGTAGAACCTGAAATTGGTAGCCTCGCCCTGCATCAGACCAAACACAATATCGACCCGATTGCGGGGTATGTCGAAAACGACTGTGTACCATTCGTCCTGGGGCTTCATTGGCGTTCTCTCCTTTGGTACATAAAATAGTGTTGGCGCTGGCAAAGTCAAGACCTAAAAATCCAATACTCTACATGATTGTCAACACAATTCGCTGTACAACCTGGGCGAGTGTCAAGTCACGAATTGTTACAGTTGTAACAATCCGTGATGGGTCCCGGCAGACCGGCTCCGGGTTTTTCGAAATTTTTCCGGTCCGCCGCCATGCCCGAAATTTTCCCAAAAAAAACTAGGGCAATCATGGCCGCTTATTTACAGATTTTTTTTGGGAATTTTACCGTCGAACGCTATTTGCTCGGCGCGGTGATCGTCGTGGCGGTCGTCGCCCTGCTCCTGGCGCTGGTGCGGAGAGGGTAGCGGTAGTGATGGTAGTGGCCAAACCTTACTCTCCTCGCGCGTATCTGCCAGTGGTAAAATGACTACCACCATTACCAGAGTTTAGTTTGGTCAGTACCACCACTACCGGCACAAAGCCTCCAACATGCCTGGGCGCGCTCCTTTGGCGTCATGCTGGCTCTAGCATAGAGCATTTGTTTTTTACCGGCGTAACGCCATAACCCGTTCTCAGCGTTCGGATTTTTGACGATGACGTAACCGCATAATTCCATGAAGCGGGGAAACATGCGCCGGTTCCGGCGGTCTTTGGCCCATATCGCGAAGTCGGCATCGGCCCCACCGGACACTCCGATGATCTTGTCGAGCCACACCACGTCCGGGTTCCCTATATTGGCCAGGGCATCCTCCAGTTCCCCGGCTTCGTTGGGGATTGAGGCCATGCAGATTTCCTCAAACGCGGCGGTGTGCATCGGTGGGGCCTTGGGGTTGAAGCTGGACAGGTCAAGTTCCATCAGGTACGCGGCGATGTCGGCATAGCCGCCGCGCTCGTACCAGGACCAGATCGACCGCCAGTAGCCATCGGCAAAATCTTTCTGCTCGACCGGCGACCATGCCACGTAATGGCGGCGGTCTTCGGCGGGCAAATAGATGCCCGACGTTTTGTGATTGGTGGTGATGATCACGCCGCAGACGTTGGGGATGTAATACGGATGGGTGTGCTTCTCGTCGATCAACAATACTTCCGGCGGCGAAGCGGTGATGATCTTGCAGTGTTCGTAGAAGTTGGGGCGATTTACTTCGCCAAGATCGCGCGCTTCTGGCACGACCAGGATGATACTTTTGAGGAACGAATTGAACCGCGACACCAACTGCGTCGGTGTGATCGACGCACAATTCCAGTACCCGACGCAGCGGCGTATTGGTTCAAGCAACGTGTCTTTGCCGATCCCCTGCGCCCCGCCCAGCAACAGCGCGTGATTGATCTTAACTTCCGGGTATTGGCACCGGTGCGCGAGCCACTTGATGATGTGACCGGCATCGTCTGGATAGACCTTTTCAACGTGGTCGATCCACTGCTGCGCATTGCTAGCGTTACCGAGTTTAGCGTTCGGTGGCCGATAGAGATTAAAAACCGACACACCTTTGCGATCCACCCAGCCGCCGTCCGCAATCAGCTTATTCTCAATAAGCGTTGGCTGGCCGGGTGCCCATGTCATTTGTTCGACCGAGTGGTTGGCGTCGAGTATGGACGACGGCTTGATCGGACCGACGCGCGGGAGTTTGCCGTTCACTGATGCCGCTGGCCACAACTGTCCGGTCGGCCGGAAGATGTACTGATGTTGCGGCAGATACGACAGGAAGTCCGCCAGCGTCACGCCATCCGGCAATTCCTTGTCTACTAATGGCCCAGGACCCGAAGCGATGTGCGCGGCGTCATCAATTAAATTTTTCAGCAAATCGACGTGATCCGCTCCCAGCGCAATGAAGTCCGACACGTCCGCGCCGTGCGGCATGTCGGCCCAATGCTCTTTCAGATCAATGCGGTGAACGCTTGCGCAATCGGTCGAGCATTCGACGACTTTCTTCGCATAGGCATAGCCCGGTTCGTCGTTGTCGTTGAACACGATGATGGTGCGGCCGCGTAATTGTTGCGAGTATTCCGGTTTCCAAACCGTTGCGCCGTGCGGGGCGCAGGTGGCGGCAATATCAATTTTCCAAAGTGAATTGGCGTCTTTCTCGCCCTCGACGATGCAGATGACGCCGCCGGTCAACAGGCATTCGTGGATGCGGAACAGCCCTTGCTCGCCCTCGCCGGGACCCCACCATGTCTTGCCGTTGGCTTTGTATTTAACCCGACTTGGATAGACGTAAGTCTCTACGCCTTCACCCTTTTGCGGGCCTTTCCAGGAGCAATGATTGCAGCCCCAAAACGCCCGGTTATCGGTCGTGATGGTGACGCCAAGGGGTTTTAGTTTGCGGTGTTCGGGCTTGCGCTTTGAACTACATTGCGGGCAGATCAAGTAATAGCGGCCCGGATCGTAGGACGGAGGAAAGATGTTGTGTTGGTCGAGCAGTTCCCTTATATGACGTTCATCGGCCATTGGCACATCTCCGAGGGTGTCTTGTGGTTGAGCAGGTTCCTAGCCTGAGTGATTAGAAGCCCTGGCCCCAAGCACCAGGGCTTCTTTTCTATACCCACCGGGTTTGTGCTATCAAGCGAAAATGAGTTTCCCGTTGCGCACACCTTCAGCGCGTCCAACGCTGATCGTTGACAGTCGCAGTCGGTCGCTGTCGGATGCCGACACGCCGATCCCCAATCGCATCGGCCGCGCCGGTCCGTTCGGCCGCTCGCGCGTGGTGTACGCTTTGCCGATCACCGAGAACCCGTTGCAATGGGTCAAGCCGAACACATTGCTTGTCGATCCGCGTGCCGGTGCCGTGTCTGATCCGGCGCTTGATCTGATCGGCAAGGACAAAGGCGTTTACATTGGCCGTCTGTTGACGGCGCGCTGGACCGAGGACACCCGACGATTGGCAGGCTGAGATGCCGCTTTCGCGCCGTTACACACCGGAGAAACCATCAGCCGAAGTTTGTAACTTTGGTATGGATTATAGTTTCGTGATCCCGCCCGGTGTCGGCATCAGCGAAGGCACATTGGAAATCTTCACCAACACCATCGAGCCTGCCGATGCCAGCGCCGATTGGGTCATTGGCGAGGTCCAGATACAGGATCGCACGCTGTATGCTACACTCGGCGGCGGGGTGGATGGACAGGATTATCAGTTGCGTTGGACCGCGACCGACACGCTGGGCAACGTGTGGCCGCGCACCGGTTTGATCCTGATAGCGGAGACTTCGTGATGGACGATTTCGTCGTCAACGTCAGACAAGTCGGCTCTTATCCTCAGACTACTGCCGTCCTCAATGAATTCGATTTGCTGCTGTTGCAGCGCAACGGCTTGGGCGGACCGTATTACAACATTGCCGCCACCGATCTGGTGTCCACGGCATTAGCCAATTCCGCCGATCCGATGCTGATCGGCGGCGACATCAGCGTCGGCGGCAATGCCAATATCGGCGGCACCGTCCAGATCGGCGGCAGCGCATCGGTCAATTTCGATCTGTTGGTTGCGGCCAACGCCACAATCAACGGTTCCGGTAACTTTGGTATCGACCTGTCGGTCGGGAACGATCTCAACGTATCGCAAGACGCAACCATCGGAAGCACGCTGTCCGTGACCGGCGTCATCACCGGCTACAGCGATGCCAACTTCAAGGGCAACTCAAGCATCGGCGGCAACGTCGCCGTCAACGGCTGCGCCAATATCGGCGGCCCGGTCAGTCTGATGAACACGCTGATGGTCGCGGGCGGCGCGTCGGTGTGCGGCTCGCTGCATGTCGGCGACGATCTCGACGCCGAGGATGCGACGTTCCGGGGCAATCTCGCGGTCCAGGGCAATGCGCTGATCGTCGGCAATCTCCAGGTCGATGGCGAAGTCTTTTTCGAACAGAATGAATTTGATTTTGGCTCGATCACCGTCAGTCACGACGGCAACTTTCTCGGCAACGTCAATGTCGGTTTGAACCTCAACGTCACCGGCAACGAAACCATCGGCGGTACGCTCACGGTCGGCGGCACCAGCTTCCTCACCGACATCGCCGCAACCAATCTCGGCTTGACCGGCGTTCTTGATGTTGACGGCGATGCAGCGGTTGGCGGCAATCTGTGCGTCACCGGTTTTGCTTTTGCCGCTACCCCGGATTTCGATGCCAAGAACGGCGAACTCGTTACCGCCTGCTGGACATGGCACAATATCTGCAAATCAATCGACAGTTTTGCCGATTGGTTGTTTGAAGACAGCGACGTGTTCGCGCCGATCTTCTCGCCGAACTTTCAGGGCATACCGACTGCGCCGACGCCGCAACCAGGATCGAACGATGGTCAAATCGCGACGACCGCTTTCGTCCAAGCCTCCATCTGCACTGCCGTTGCCGGTGTGGTCACATTTAATGCGCGAGGCGGTAATGTTGTCCTTCTTCTACAAGACATTATCGAAGCTGGGGGTGCCCCGATCAACTCGCCGCAATTTGTTGGCGAGCCTTCTGGTCCAACTGCGCCACCCGGAACAAACTCTGGCTGGCTCGCGACCACGCAATTCGTCACCGCCGCGATAGCCGAGGATCGCGCCACTTCCGTTACCAGCTTCAACGGCCGGGTCGGCGCGGTGTTGCTGACGTTGGCCGACATCATCAATGTCGGCGGCGCGCCGGTCCAAAGCCCGATCTTTGTCGGCAATCCGCAAGCGCCGACGCCGGATCACGACAACTGCACCGACAGCATTGCGACCACGTTGTTCGTGTGCCGCAAGGCCGACCACATTTTCGATTTTCTGCATGACCTTTATTGCGAGCGCACGGTCCATACTTTCAACGGCCGCGTCGGCGATGTCACACTTACGCTCAACGACATCATGGGCGCGGGCGGTGCGCCGATTGAGAACCCCGAATTCCTTGGCACACCTTTGGCACCGACACCGGCACCGGGAACTAACAGCCAGCAAATCGCGACCACCGCCTTCGTTA